GTATTCCCTAAGTACAACTACGGCACCACATTTAGCAAGTCTTTCGACCCATTGATCTATGAGCTTAGTTTCATTAACTGATGGTTCACTCTTAGTTCTGTGGCGATATGGGAAATACACACCAGATTGCGATTCAATCTCGGTATGTACTAAGTTATACTTTTCTAACCATTCTAATTCTCTTTCATCGAAGGTTTTGTAAAAGTTAGGTGAGATTAGGTGTTGCCACCCTTGGTCATTAACTACGGCTTTCAATTGTTCGTGACGCATATCGAAATGTTCACGACCATAGAACCATAGTTCACGGAGGGCCCCATCTAAGCACTGGCGTGCCACCTCTTCTTCTGAAACAGTTTTGGAGCGCATATTGCAGTGGAGACTCTTAAAAATAGAATCCTCACTAAGTTTAGCAAGGAACATTCCACTTTTCCCTGTAGCAGGATCAGTATATTCCGGACGGAATTCTGTGGCTCTCTTAAGGAAATCTGTATCTTCCAAATTAATATATGGAACAGATTCTGCATCCTTGTCAGCCATAGTATATTCAATGCCATTCTCTGCATATTTCTTTTGCATTTCTGTATGATTATATTTTGGTGCATCTTTTGACACCGACATTACGTTGTCATCTCCATAAGTCATTAAAGACACGTAATCTTGAAATTTGGTAGATTCCAAGGAACCAGGTGGATATATCTCATAAAAGACACATCTCTGGTAGATAGAGTTGACAATTGAGTTGATGTAAACAGTGAGATTTTGTCCGGACGCATTAGAACCGTTAAGTTCTACTAAGTCGCCATTGACACAAATGACAGGATGTACAACATCTGCCACTAAATTTCTCATAATTGTTATATCATCTTCTGTATAACCTTTACACATTTTGGCTAATTCGATCATAACAGCAAAAGCTGCAGTAGTCATGGTCGATGACATATGTTGATCATATGCTTTGAAATCACCCGCAACCATTCTGTCTTTGCCAAATTTAGAGAGATGTTTCATAAGTTTATTCCATTGCGGTCCTTGTGAGTTAATGCCCACAGCACATTCCGTTGAAATAGGATGGCGGGACATACAAGCTGCAATAGGCAAGAATTTCTCTCTAATTATGCACTGTAATGTAAGAGGTGCACTTTGAAAAACCCTCACTTTTGTCTTCGTGAGTTTAGTTGGTTCATCTTTAGTGCAAGCTTTAAAGATGGGATAGGCTCTTTGACCAGCTAAATAAATGGACTTAGCCTTTCTCCAATCTGCCATAAAGATATCTTCAAAAATTTTGGGATCAGAAATCCCAGGATAATCTTCAGGGTCTAAATGTTTGACAATTTCTTCTTTACTACCTGAAAGAGGAAATCCTTTCGATGTGGACATCTTCATACTGTCCACAAATTCTACTCCATCCTGGCCAGACACAGTTTCGATCTCATTTAGTGGACGCAAGTTTTCTAAATCTTGCATCATCTTTTCATTTGCTTGGCAATCCTCTAAATAATCGGCTTGAGCAATTCTTATGAGTTCGGCTGGAAATTCCTGTGTAGCGTTCCCAACTCCTTGTAAATAAACATTATACGGAGCTTGCTTGGGGACCTTGGTCTCGTCATCCCGACAATGGGCTGGCTTACCGTGTTTGTTTTCTACGCCACAATGTAATTTTACGGATTCCGAAATTGGACTCTTAATTACGTTGCTAGATGGACGAGTAACAAAACTAGGAATATGGCCAAAATACTCAATATCTGCATCGCTCAAATAATGAATTGTTGATTTCTTATTTGTAGGAGCGACTGGGGTAAAATCCTTATCATAAAGACTAGTTGGCATAGTACCCTCATCAGCAGATAACATAGTAGCTGGGTTATTATTAAAATGTGCATAACAAGTTTCCAGATCATCACGTGTAAGTGATGTTAAATAACCCGTGTATCCTCTACCAGCTAAGTGAAAACCAACTATGTGGCTTTTACTTCTGACATCTGAAACATGGACTTTAAGACAATCACCACCAGCTGTTACTTCATTATATGTTACTAAGGTTGAATCATATAGTGTAGTTTTATTAGTTGGTACAGTTTTTGCAATACCATTACGGCGTGCAGAACCGGTGACAGTCTCACCATCTTTATTCTTTGCTACCCATTTAGTAGGGTTGCGATCAGTAGCGATACTTTCTGGAAATAAATATGTTAAATTCTTCTTCGTTGGACAACGCGGGTGTTGAACCGCGGTTATATCTTTGCCAGGAAAATGGTACATCCTGTCAGGTGTAATTTCGAATTTAAGATTTTCTGCATTTAATGTCTTAGGATTTCTACGCTTAAGAGTAAGAGTAAAATTACCCCTATTCTTTACTTCGTGCGTAGGAACTAATAAAACAGAACTTCGAACATATACACCCGATGACCAAGCATCAGTGTCATAAACACAAGCAGTGACATTGTGAGAAACAATATCCCGGCACTGCGTAGAGCTAATGGTATTTGTTTTAGGATCACAGCGTGGTAACTCTCTAGGTTGAGCTTCCAACCACACATTTTCCTCCTTGGTAGAGATATCTAAATCACCACCATGGGAAGTACGTCCAAACTTTTTGATAGTCCATAACATGGTCTTCAAAAGTTTATAAGAGACAGCAATGCCTCCAAAAGTTAACATAAGTTGTATAGATGTGCCTACAGCTACTTTAGCTGTATGACGGAGAACGTCATGAACTGACTCTCTTCTCCTGCGCATCTCTCGCATAAGATAGGTTTTTCTGGCTAATAAAGCTAGATATATATAAC